ATGGAACCACGATTCGTCATCAAAAACCATTCTGACATCAACTATGTAATTGGGTATCTCAATAATAATCATGCTAAAGCTGCGAACGAAGGTAAACCTTTAGTCGTTAGAATCAACCAGAAGGAAGACGACAGGAGCGCCGCACAAAATCGGCTTTACTGGGCTTGGCTTGAACAGATCAGGCAAAAGACCGGTAATTCAAAGGATGACCTTCATTTACTTTTTAAGAAAAAGTTTCTTGCAAGGATCTATGTTGAAGGTCGGCAAGAGACTGCAGAAAAGTACATGGCTTTGCAGAACTTTAAAGATGTTATTCAAGCATTCGATGGACCTAAGCGCCGTCAACTTGAAAAGGATTACCAAGTTTTGGTCAATACCTTCATTAAAGACCATCTGCAAAGCAAGAAGGCCACCATTAAAGAATTCACCAAATATCTGGATAAGATCAACATCTATGCACATAGAGACTTGGGCGTGATGTTGATTATCCCGGATGACCTTAAGTGGTGTTATCAAAATGAGCAATGATTCAAATTTGCAAGACGTGGTGCTTAAGCTGATAGAGCAAACAAACAAGCTTATTGACCAAAACAATAAGCTGACTGATCACAACAATAGACTGATCGAACAGAATAGCTTACTCGTTCAAATCAATGCAGAACAATCCGCTCAGTTATCCGAAGTTCTATTAATGCTTGAAGATAGTGAACCGGCACAACGGTCAGGATCACTAGATGGGTGATGTTATGAGCACAAGTGAATGTATTAGCTTTCAAGAGGCAGTAGAGATTGGGCTTCAGAAAGCAGCGGATAGTGAAAGAATAAAGGCTGAGGTTCAAAGCATTTTACAAGAGTTGAATTCAGTAGCTGCAAAAGCAACTAACAGAAATTTCATTTTATTTGATTTGTCTGAACCGGAAGTTAAACAACTGTCACCTCTTAAATTTGACTTCAATAACTATAGCTTTCCTATCGCCGTAAGGTGTGGAGCATTAGAAGTTGAATGCAATAGCATTTGTGAACTTGTTGAGTCAATAAAGCAATTTCTAAGATCAGCCTATTTTGGTGACTTTATAAGGATGAATATCAATGCCTAGAATTGTATCGATTATACCGCCTAAAGATGACTCCAACATTACTAAAGCACAGGGTACAAAAATATTGCTTGATAATGGCGAGTACCTACGATGTGTCCACAAAATCACTTTAGTAGCAGAAGTTGATTCGCCGTGGAAAGCAATCATTGAAGTGTACCCATCTAATCAAGAGCAAATTAATGCATTGCTTGCAGATGTTGAGGTTATTAAACGTGACCAAGAATACAACCGCTTGGATGAGATTGAAAAGGAAATCCAGCAACTACAAGACGAGAAGGTGCTCATTGAACGCAAACACCGTCCAGAAGTAACAGGGCTTTCAATAGCTGGTGTAGCGAATGTACCAATGGAAGGGACTTTCTTGGTTGATAAAGGTGAGAGAGTTTTAAAGCCGCCTAAGAACGATGCTTTAACGGAGTTCCTTAAAAACAACCCTTCTCATTCAACAATCATTCCACCAGTAACAGGGCTGGTGAAAGATGAACAGGGTATTGTTCGCACCGTTCCAGATTCTAAAGGTGAGCACGATGATACCGAATAGCATTATTAATAACCGCTTAGGGTTTTATGGATTAGATGATCTTGAACAGCCGCATTTAATAGTTGAGCCAGAAACTCCAGAAGTCCAGCGTAAACAATTGGAACTTCGTTTAGTTAGATTGGTCCAAGAGTATCAACGCAAGGGTTTAGATATCGATTGGATATCCATTGACTTACTTAATGGTGTAGATGCGCGAGTAAACTTAAATGAAACTCCAAACATTCAAGAACAAGTTACAGACGCTACAGGCACCCGCACAAACCCAGAAGAACTCTAAACAAAACAATTGGGGTTCTGGTCGTGGTGGTCGTCCGTGGCGCCGTCTTAAAGCAAAGATCCATTTACGTGATGAGTGGACCTGTCAATGTTGTGGTGTAGTCACTATGGAGCTTGAGTTAGATCACATCGTTAATATTGCACAAGGTGGCAATGATGATGAATCAAACCTACAGAGCTTGTGTGTGCCTTGTCATAAAGAGAAGACATTGAAGGAGAGTAGGCTATGACTCTGTCGCTTGAAGAACACATTAGGTTGTTTGGTTCGCCTATTCCTCAAGGTATTAATTTAAGAGTTGTGGAGAGCGGAACAATAGTAGAAGAAAAGGCAGTTACAGATACCAATGTTGTACTTAAAGATTCTGATTTATTTCTTACTCAAAAGATCTTTGAAAAGATAAAAGAAAGATGCAAGGAAAATTTATAGTGGTGGGGGGAGTAAAAAGTTCTGAGAGCCAAGTGCTCGGACACCGCCCCCCCTCTCACTTATAAAAAAATTTCCCCTTTCATTAAAAGTTAAAGCAAAAGTTAAAGGTGATCCAATGGCATTAACCGAGAAAATGAAAAAGTTTGCTCGCGCCATTGTTGATGGTGCCACAAACAAAGAAGCTGCTATTTCAGCAGGTTACGAAGAAAAGACAGCTTCACAGCAAGGTTCAAAATTAAGAAATAATTCTGAAATTATTATCTACATCGAAAAGTTAAAGGCTGAAAAAGAAGGCCGAACTTTAACTCCTGAGAAACCAAAAGTTAAAACTGAAAATAGTGGTGAATATGACAATCCTTTGAATGACGACGACTATGCAAAGGATGACCCACTTCAATTTCTAATCGATGTCATGAACAAAAGTGATGACATGTTCTTGCGCTTCAATGCAGCGAAAGCAGCCCTTCCATACGTCCACGGCAAAGTGGCCGAAAAGGGCAAGAAAGAAACCAAAGCAGAAACTGCAAGAGAAGGTAGTAAATCAGGAAAGTTTGCAACTTTAGATAATCAATTGATGAGCTAAATTATGTCTTCAATGTCACTCACCTGGACTACAGCTTGCCCAGACTGGGCGACCCGTATTGTTTCTAAACAATCGTTAATGCCGTGTAAGCCATTATTCCCCAAAGTGGCTGACGTAGCGGAGCGTATCTTTAAAGAGTTAATTCTTGTTGATGTGATGGGTAGCCCTAAGATGGGCGATGTCACATTGGAATGGGTGATCGAGTTTGTTCGTGCAATCTTTGGCGCATATGATCCAAGCACAAAGCGCAGATTAATTCGTGAATTCTTTCTTTTGATTTCGAAGAAGAATACTAAATCTACGATTGCCGCCGGCATTATGCTTACTGCATTAATTCTTAATGATCGACAATCTGCCGAACTAATTATTCTTGCGCCTACTAAAGAAGTTGCTGATAACTCATTTAATCCAATCCGAGATTTCATTCGCGCAGATGAAGAATTAAGTGAAAGATTTAATGTATCTGAGCACACAAAAACAGTTACGCATCTAGGTACCGGAGCAACACTTAAAGTTATTGCAGCAGAATCCAATGCAGCAGCAGGTAAGAAAGCTTCTATTATTTTGATCGATGAGGTCTGGTTATTCGGTAAACGTGCCAACGCTGAATCAATGTTCCGTGAAGCAAAGGGTGGTTTAGCATCACGTCCAGAAGGTTGCGTGATTTATCTGTCTACCATGTCGGATGAAGTGCCATGTGGTGTATTTAAACAACTTCTAGACTATGCCCGTGATGTGCGTGATGGAATAAAAGAAGATAAAAGCTTTTTGCCTCTTATCTACGAATTCCCAAAGTACTTAGTTGAAGCAGGCGAACACTTAAAGCCTGAAAACTTCTACATCACAAACCCAAACTTGGGTGCATCGGTTGATCTTGAATATCTAATTTCAGAGTTTAAAAAGGTTAAAGATGCTGGTGAGGAGTCACTTCGAGACTTCTTGGCCAAGCACTTAAACATCGAAATCGGCATGAACCTTCGTGCTAATCGTTGGGCAGGTGCTGAGTATTGGAATGCTCAATCAAAAGATATTCAAATTGATCAGCTCATTGAACTATCTGATGTCATCACGCTCGGGATCGATGGTGGTGGATTGGACGATTTGCTCGGGTTCGCTGCACTGGGGCGATTAAAAGAAGATCCGCGCATCTGGTGGCTATGGAATCATGCATGGGCAAACAAGATTGCTTTAGAACGTCGAAAAGAGAATGTGCCTAAGTATGAAGACTTCAAGTCTGAGGGTTCTCTTACTGTTGTTGACCGAATTGGCGACGACATTGACCAGCTCGCAGCAATTGCTAAGAAGGTTTATGACAGTGGAAAGCTTAATAAGATCGGACTAGATCCATTGGGCTTAGGCGGTCTTTTAGATGGCTTACTTGAGGCAGGAATTCCAGAGGAAAGCATGTTTGCTGTGCCTCAAGGGTACAAGCTTATGTCCTACATCCTAACCACTGAGCGCAAATTAGCAGAAGGTAATCTCTACCACGCTGGACAACAATTGATGACTTGGGCAGCAGGTAATGCCCGTGTCGTGATGGTCGGTAATGGTATGCGAATCACTAAGCAAGAATCTGGAATAGGGAAGATTGACCCACTGATTGCCACGTTTAATGCGGTGGCTTTGATGTCCATGAACCCAGAACCATCCACAAAAGAATACAACGTCTTTTTCGTCTAATTAATTTCAACTAATGACCGCCTTAATTGGCGGTTTTTGCATTTTGGAGGGGCTATGACTGCTCTGCACAAATCATTCGGCTCGTTCGAAATCAAAGCCGTTGATGAAGAAAAGCGAACATTTACAGGGGTGGCTAGTACACCTAATCAGGATCGTTCAAAAGACATCATGATCCCTAAAGGCGCGAAGTTTCAACTGCCAATGCCGTTGCTATTTCATCATGACATGCGCCAACCAATCGGCCATGTGACTGATGCAAAAGTTACGAGCAAGGGTATTGAGGTTGAACTCCATATTCCTGAAATCAAAGAAGCCGGGCGCTTAAAAGATCGAGTGGATGAAGCCTACCAGAGCCTCAAATATGACTTGGTGAAAGGCCTTTCTGTTGGGTTTCTTCCTAATTGGGATAAGGCTGAAATGATCAAAGGCGGCGGCATTCAGTTTGACGAGTGGGAATGGTACGAACTCTCCCTTGTAACAATCCCTGATAACCGTGATAGCGGAACAGATTTTAGAAAAGCATTTGAGGAACACAAAGCCGCGTTGGGCAAACAACCTCAGAACATTCCAGATGGCGATTCATCTGAGAAAAAACACGTAACAGTAAAACTTAATAGCCCAACAAAGGGTGGAGTAATTCTATGAATAAGTATTTAAAACAACTTCTTGATGCACTGGCAGCGAAAAACAAAGAATTAGAAGGTCACATGACTAAATCTTTGGATGCTGGTCAAACGCCTGATGATGAAACCGAAAAGGCAATTCAAGCTGTAGAAGCAGAAATTGCTGCAATCGAAAAGAACATTGAGCGAGTCAAAAAGCAAATTGCAACAGCCGCTGAAGCTGCGAAAACTGCAACTCCTGTTGCTGGTGAGGACCCTAAACAAGCTAAGAAATCTGCTGAAGGTGATCCTGATCCAAAAGGCGACAATAAGATTATTGTTAAGTCGAACCTTCCTAAAGGTGTTGGATTTGCACAATATGCCCAAGCAAAACTGATTTCTCAGTTAAATGCTAAAGAAGGCCGATTCGAGTCGCCATTGGAAGTTGCTAAGAAAATGGGCTTTGGTGAAGAAGTTCAAGACTTAATTACTAAGGCGACTCTTGGTACTACGACTGATTCAGGTTTTGCAGCGACATTGGTACATGAGAACCATTTGGTTGGTGAGTTTGTTGAATTGCTTCGCCAAGCAACTGTCTTCGATAAGCTTCAAGGCTTCCGTGCAGTTCCTTTCCGTTCAAAAATTCCTTCTCAAGTAACAGGTGGTACGGCTTCATGGGTTGGTGAGGGTGCTGCTAAGCCACTTACAAACCCAACTTTTAGTGAAGTAGAAATCGGAGAGCACAAGCTAGCTGCTATTACGGTTTATACCCAAGAGTTGATGCGTCGCTCAGATCCTTCTGTAAGCGTGCTGGTACGTGATGACTTAATCGCTGCAAGTGCAACATTGGTCGATAACACCTTCCTTGATGCTGTAGCAGCTTCTTCAACTCGTCCGGCTGGTGTACTTAATGGTGTAACCATGACGCCAAACACTGGTGAGACGGCAGCTGCATATGAAAAAGATTTACTCGCATTGATTAACACTTTCGTTACTAACAACTTAAGTTTGGATGGTGCGTACTTCTTGATGTCAGAAACACGTGCAGCACAAATCGCGTTGTTGCGTGATGCTCTAGGCAACTCTTACTTTAACGGTATGGCTTTACGTGGTTCGCGTACCTTACTTGGTATTCCTGTAATCACTTCACAAGCACTTGGCAACAAAATCATCCTTGTGAAAACAAGTGAAATCTTGCTTGCACAAGATGGTGGTGTGGATGTTTCTTACAGCGACCAAGCGACATTAGTTGATGGTGGAACGACTCACCACTTATGGCAAGAAAACAAATTTGCTGTACGTGTAGAGAAATTCATCACTTGGGCTAAGCGTCGCCCAGTGGCCGCAGCTTATCTGGACTACACAACTACTCCAACTTCTCCATAAGTTGAAGTATTGAACTCAAAACAGCTCCTTAATTGGGGCTGTTTTCATATCTGAGCAATGAAAGTTCATTGTTGAGCTATGGGAGCAGCTATGAAAATTGAATATTTACAGGTTATGCATGACGCCAATGTTGGCGATATCAAAGAAGTAACCGATTTTGAAGCAAATATCTTGATTAAAACAGGTGTTGCTAAGCCTTATGAGGAACCAAAAAAGGCAACAAGCAAACCTAAAAAAGAAGTAAAACCAATCGAATAAGGCGATAAATATGGGCATTAGAGACTGGTTTAAAAGTAAAAAAAGCCTCCAAAGTGTCCATAATTCTGGGCAGAATGTTTGGAACAGCTTAACCGTACAGGAGCCATATTCTGGCGCATGGCAGAAAAATGATGAATTAACACGCACTGAACTAACAGCATCTCATGCAGTATTTTCTTGTGTAAGCCTCATTTCCAAAGATATCGGCAAACTTCCCATTGTCTTAAAAAGAAATGTTGATGGGGTTTTGGTAAGAGCAAATATTCCATTTGAACTACGTGTTTTAAAGAAGCCAAATAATTACCAGACATGGCAGCAATTTCAAGAACAATGGACCTCTAGTCTATTGCTTCGTGGCAATACATACGTTTGGAAGTTGCGAGACGCATTCGGTCAAGTTTATCGAATGGTAGTGCTAAACCCTGACTTGGTTACACCTTTAGTTGCTAAAAATGGGGATGTGTTTTACCAATTAAGCAAGGATTGCTTGACCCAAGCAGAATCGGAAATTTTGCCAGCTTCCGAAATTATTCATGATCGAATCAATACCTTTTACCACCCTTTAGTGGGCTTATCACCAATTATGGCGTGTGGTGCAACCGCTAAAATGGGTGTAAGAATTCTCAATAATGCAGCAAATTTCTTTGGAAACGGAAGTAGACCGGGTGGAATTTTGGTTGCACCCGGACCAATTGCAAAAGAAAAGGCCGAAGAGATTCAAGCTCGATGGAATCAAAATTATTCTGGCACGAATTATGGCAAAACGGCTGTCATTGGTGATGGGATGACTTATACCGTTTTGGGCATGAGTGCTGCTGATTCCCAAATGCTTGAACTTCTGGAGATGTCTGGCCGTGTGGTTTGTAGTGTGTTTAATGTTCCACCTTTCAAGATTGGTATAGGAACAGTGCCAGATGATCCAGAGAAAGCAAATGGAATTTACTATTCCGACTGCCTCCAAGCATTCATTGAATCGCGCGAAAACCTTATTGATGAAGGTCTGAATCTTGAGGGTTTCAAGTTAGAGAGTTTTCTTGATCTTGATACTTTAATTCGTATGGATTCGGAAAGATTTCACAACATGATCCGTGAAGATGTTAAAGGTTGTATTTTGACCCCAGATGAAGGGCGGGCAAAAATCGGCATGCTTCCTGTTCCTGGTGGTGATGCTATTTATATGCAGCAGCAAAATTACTCACTTGAAGCACTTTCAAAGCGAGATGCCAAAGACGATCCATTTGAAAAATCTGATAGTTCAAAAAAATCAGATGACCAAAAGTCTTTTGATTCTTTGTACCGTGGTGTCTTTTCTGACTCAGAACCTTATCAAAAGGGCCAATTCGTAACGCACAAAGGAAGCCTATGGCATTGCGAAAAAGATCACACTGGGGAATTTAATCATTCAAGCTTTAAGCTTTGTGTGAAGGGGGCTAAATAATGCCTATTACAGACCTAGTAACTGTTAAAGCCCATTTGCGTTATGACACAAACGATAATGATTTGGAGCTTGATGCATATAGAGAAGCAGCAGAGCAGGCTGTTCTGGATTATGTAACCGATGAATTTGAAGACGGGAATTATCCTAAACAATTTAAATTGGCCGTTTTACTCTTATGCGGCTATTACGATAGTAACCGCAATCTTGAAAGTGAAATGACAGAAGATGGTAATTATCTACCACCACCTGTCAGAGCACTGCTTTATAAATTTCGAGATCCTACGGCTATTTGAGGTGCTTATGGGGCAGAAAGCAAGCAATTTACGTCACCGCATCACTATCCAAAAAGCTACACAAACACAAGATCGAAATACAGGCAAATTAATTCCCTCTTGGTCAAATTTCACAACGGTTTGGGCGGAAGTTACTGACTTATCAACTCGTGATGTTATTGCAGCTAAGGCAGCAAGTAGCACTATTCAAGCACGTGCAAAGGTTCGCTTTAGCAGTACAACAAAGCATATCGATAGCACCATGCGAGTTTTGTTTGATGGTTATTTTTATAAGATCGATGGCAACCCGATGCGTGATCCAGACTCACGCCGTGAATATCTAACAATCAATCTTGCCACAGGTGATAAAGCTTGGAATGGGTGATTTATGACAACACAAATTCATGGTTTAGAACCTGCATTAAGAAAAATGCAGGCAATTGGTAGTGAAAAAACTGTAAAACGGATTGCCCGCAAAGCTATGCGCCAAGCGATGAATATCGCTAGGGATAAAGCTAGGGAAAAAGTAAAACGCTTAGATGATCCAAAAACACCTGAAAAAATCTGGAAAGAAATTGTCGTTCAAAATGGCCGTAGTAGAAATAAAAACTCTTTGGTAATGCGTGTCGGTGTGCGTGGTGGCGCACGTATCCCATATACAAACAACGCTCAAAATAGACGTGCTGGGCGTGTTGGTCAAACTTACCAAGCGGACGGACGAGTCTTTTACTGGCGATTCCTTGAGTTAGGTACAAGTAGACAGCCCGCCACCCCATTTTTAAGACCAGCGCTTTACGAAAACATTGAACAGATAACAGATAAGTTTGTTCAAGTGTTTAATTTTGAACTCAGTGTGGTTTTAGGTGCAGCTTAATGATTGATGTTCCAATTTTTAAATTAGCCAGAGCAGATCCAGCGGTTAAGGCTCTACTTGAAAGCGATGGAATTTTGCGAGTCTGGAAGTTTGGAAGTGCTCCAGATGAGCCACAAGCGCCATATGTGACATGGCAAACAATTTCTGGTGATTCTAATAGCAATCTTGATTCACGCCCTGTTTCAGACAATGCAATTATTCAAATTGATGTATATGCAACTGATGAGGATGTTGTTGATCAGGTTGCGAAAGCAATTCGCTTTGCAATTGAACTTGATTGTTATGTGGTTCGTTATGGCGAGGCAGATAAGGACCCCGTAACAGGAATGTCCCACTATTCTTTTGATGTTAGCTGGATCGTAAACCGCTAAAAAATTTACTTCTAAATAAACCTGTCCTTAGCGGCAGGTTTTTTATGCCTGCTCTCAGGCAACCACTGGCTAGGCTGATCCCCGAAAAGCACACTTTTCATGTTCAGTGTGCCTGCCAGTTCTTTTATTTGAACATGAGCAAGTAAGAGGAAATCTTATGAACATGATGACGACATTGAATTTACGAGCTTTGGTTACCAATGATAATGGCGAAGCCAAAACCACGAGCTATGCAGTAGCTGAGGCATTTGAAAAACGACATTCTGATGTACTTAGATCAATAAAAAATATGAAGTGCTCACAGAAGTTCCGTGAACGCAATTTTGCGCTTTGCTTTGAAAACAACAAGTTACAGAATGGAAAGCCTAGAAAGTTCTATCAAATGACTAAAGATGGATGGATGTTTTTAGTTATGGGCTTCAATGGTGAAAAAGCCGATGCGATTAAAGAGCAGTTTATTGAAGCCTTTAACTGGATGACAAAGCAACTTACACAGGTATTTCAATCAAATTGGGCTAGATACAACCATGTAGTTGGTTATCGCGCAAAGAGAAAACAGGAGGTGAGTTGTTCAGCTAAAGATATGAATGCATGGAAGCAAGAAAAGCAATTTTTAGATAACGAGATCAAAGAGCTGGAAATGGTATTTCAACCCGAAATGACAAACTTCCAGCTCCAATAGACCACTTTCACAACCCCAATGCCACCACTTCGGTGGCTTTTTTTATGCCTAAAATTAAGGAGCGCTCTTAATGGCTAATGTTAAAACTCAAAAAACACAGTTATTTACTGTGTTAAATGGTCAAGTGGTTCGTTTTGTTTGCTCTAAACGGATTGACTTGGGGCAAGATTCATTTCAAAAAATTGATGTGACTTGTCTTGATGCAGAATCAAAACAGTATGTTCGCGGTATGCGTGATCCCGGCGAAGGTGCAGTAGAAATCGATTACGATGATAAGAACACCAGTCATGACAAATTAATTGAAATTGCCGAATCTGGAGAGATTTTAGAATGGCATGTTGGTTCGGGTCATGCTGCAACGCCTCCGACCTATGATCCAACCACTGGTATTGATCTTCCTGAAGATCGTATGTGGTGGTCATTCAAGGGTTATATTAATCCTACTGCACCTAATGCATTTGAAGTCGATTCTGTAGTTGGTTATTCATTCACATTGATTCGTACTTCTGGCGTGACTTCAACTAAACGCACGGTGGTTCCATAATGACTAAGATCAGCATTACAGACTTAAAGCAGAGTGTAACCACTCTAAACGTTCCAGTTAAAAAAGCCGTCAAGTGGAATGTTGAAGCGACTGAAAGCAATATTGGGTCACTTAAAAAATTGACGAAAAACAATTCATTAGAACTTGGTGATATTGTTGAGCTTGAAGCTGATATTTTTGTTAAAAAAATGAACTTCAAGGAAAGTCGCGAGGCATCCAAAGCAATTGAATGGGATCTTAATTATGAGAATCTTGAAGATTCAAAAGTTAAGAAAATCGATTCAACTCACATGCAAGCTGCTCAATTACTTGGTTCAATTTGCTCAGATCAAAAGGGAACACCTTTTTTCTCAAGTGTTAATGACATCTATAAAGCAGAGCCTAGTTTAATAAATGCTATGTATGCTGCTGCTGATGAAGTTAATAATTTTTTGGGAAAGTCTCGGAAGAAGAACTTGACGACAGAGAACTCCTCATTGAACTCGTCCTCAACGGAATCGGCGGAAACACCTTAGAAGAAGCTGAACAAAAACTTTCACATAGAGAGTTGATGTATTGGAGAGCCTACCGTCAAAAGTATGGCTCTCTTTTCTTTGGACGCCGTTTAGAGCAAAGCTTTGGAAGCTGGATGGCACATTACACAGGCTTCAAAGTTAAAGAGGGAACAAAAGTAGACCCTTATATATTTATGCCTCATGAAACGCCACCAGAAGACAACTCACTATCTTTAATTGATTATCTGGAAAAAGTAGCCAGTGATTAAGAAAATGATCAAAAAACCACTCAAAAGGGTGGTTTTTTAATAAACTGATTGTTATTTTGTCAAAACTTTATAACAAATGGTGAAATCATGAAGAAAATATTAGTTGCTGGTTTAATCGCTCTGGGTTTAGTGGGGTGTGCAACACCAATAACATCTACACAGCAGGCAATGCCTGAGGTATCGCAGGTAATAGAAATTCCAAATAAATCGAAAGATCAGATTTTTGAAGATTCAAAGATATGGATTGCTCAATCATTCAAATCCGCAAACAATGTCATCCAATATGCAGACAAAAGTACTGGTTCAATTATTGGGAAAGGAAATATTCAGTATCCTTGTGATGGTTTTATAGATTGTGGCGCTTTTGGCAACGATAAAGTTAACTTTACGATTAAAATCGATACCAAAGATAATAAGGCAAGAGTAACAATTAATGATGTTACTAGAACAAATTTGACCTATGTACAAGGTGGTTATAACGTGAATATGGGTAAAGAAGTTCCAATCAATATTATTCAGCACCAGCAAAAAATTGCTGTAAAACTTAATAGTGTGATCGATCAATACAAGACAGCAATTACATCAACTCAGTCCAATGCAAATTGGTAATTGAGATGAGCACTCATGCCATGAGTGCTCCTATTTTATTAAGTATTACATTGTAGTGGTTTATATGAAAAAAATTATTTTATTAGTTGCCGCAGTCGCTTTTTCTGCCTTTGTTCATGCCTCATCTGAATTAGAAGATAAACAAAATGCTCTTAATATGGTAAAGCAATATTCTGGGCTTGTTTCTTGTATGAGTTCTTTTGAAAAAGATCCGGAAAATGGACGACCCACTACTATTAAAGATGTAACAACAGTTAATTACGATAAAAAAAGTAATGAATATGTATTTTTTGTTTTATGGGTAGGGGATATGGGGTGTTCCGGTGGATCAGGGACCATGTCTAGCTTTGTAACTGAAGTTGCCAAACATGGAGGTGACTGGATGCCTTATACTATTCAAACTGATTTCGCTTTTGGTCAAGATGTTGGTATCAATTATGGATACATTGAATCTATCAAAAAAATTACTGCTAATAAATTTGAAGTTATAAGTTGGGATCACGCAGATAGTAAGTATGGTGGTGTGGATGGCGGGAGTAACTTTCCTGCAAATAAGTTTAAATATACGCTAGAGCGAGAGCGGTTTGAGCCTTGGAAAGTTACTCACCAAGCACTACTAGAGCAAAGAAAGTAGATGATAAAAAAGCACCTTAGGGTGCTTTTTTATCATCTTCTTGCTGATCGTAGGTTTCCCCGAGAGCCTCAAAAACTGCTTTGGCAGCAATATGGGCTAAGCGTTTACGTTCCTCAGCATCTCCAATAACTAGATGTGAGGCATCTCTATCATAAGAAAGGAAAGGTAATTACTCAATGTCTCGAGGGACGGTTTTACCCTGTAGATATGATTGAACTTTCAGAAATATTTGAAAGATTTTTTAACTTTTCACGAAGTAATGATCTTATGAGCATTGCTAGAAACATGAAATCGAAAATTAGCAACTAAATAGACTTATCTATAACCCGACCAAGTGTCGGGTTTTTTTATGTCTGGAGAAAAGGTATGGCGACAAATTCACTTGGCAGATTAACGCTTGATTTGGTTGTTCAAACAGCTAGTTTTACGGAACCATTAAGTAAGGCAGAGCGCCAAGCCCGAACATCGAGTCAAGGGATTGCTAATTCTTTAAATATTGCTGCTATTGCTGTAAGTGCATTGAGTGGAGCAGTGGCTGGTCTTTCAGTGGCTCAGCTTGTTAATTTTAGCGATCAAGTTATTCAGACTGGAAATGATATTCAAAAGTTTTCAAAACTTGCGAATGCTTCAGTGCGTGAATTTCAGTATTACGCCAAAGGGGCAGAAACTGCTGGAATTTCATTGGAATCTTTTGCAGATAAAATGAAAGACATGCAGGATCGTATAGGCGATTTTCAGCAAACAGGTGGTGGGCCTTTAGCTGACTTTTTCACCAATATTGCCCCTAAAGTTGGTGTAACGATTCAACAGTTTCAAAAGCTGTCCGGTCCAGAAGCACTTCAACTATTTTATAACTCATTGGAAAAAGCTGGAGCCTCTACCAATGATATGAAATTCTACATGGAAGCAATCATTTCAGATTCTTCTTTACTTATCCCATTGCTAGAAAATGGTGGTAAAGGTTTTAAAGAATGGGGCGATGCAGCTGAAAAAGCTGGCGCAATTATGACTGATGAATTGGTCGCGAATCTTTCGGAAGCAAAAAAACAGTTAATGCTGATGGATTTACAATGGCAGGGCTTAGAAAATCGCCTAATAAATAATGTAGTTCCAGCAGTCAAAATGGTTATTGATAATTGGGATGATATTAAAGCGGTAACTATTGCCGTATCTGCTGGCATTGCAACTAGATTTGTTCCTGCTTTGGTTGTCGCTACATATCAACTTGGGCAAACTGCTATTTTTGCAGTTCGTGCGGGCGTGGGCTTAGCAAGCTTTGCTAGGAATGCTGGAGCTACTGCTAGTGTTATGGCTTTACTTGGTGGTCCCGCTGGATTGGCAATGTTAGCAACACAAATTGCTGTAGCTGGTGGTGCATATTATCTAATGACTCAACAGACTAAGGACGCTACAGAGGCGCTGAGTGACCAAGGTCTTACAATTGATGAGTTAAAGGAAAAATATAAAAGCTTTACCGCAGCACAGTTAGCTATAAAAGGTATTGAGGCAAGTGAGGAGGTTGAAAAACAAACCAAAGAACTAAAAAGTCTTCTTACAGCGTTAGAACAATTTGAAAACGACTTGAAAGTTCAAGGTGATATTAAGCAATTTACAGCGATTCAAGCGTACCTTGCTAGCTTAAAACAAGGTGGGGATGAAGCTAAGAATGCTTTTGCGGAGCTTCAAAAACAAGGCTTGGTTAGTGAGAGTACACTTAAGTTTGTTGCAGAATTAGATACAAAAATTAATGCTGCAAATAACTCTATAGATCGTCAAAAAGAGATCCAAAAATTAGTTAAAGATGTTACTGATGAGACAACTAAATCACAGCAAGCTCAAACAAAAGCTGTCAAAGACTCTACTGAGGCATGGCAATCACTGACACAAAAACAACGTGAATACATTACCCAAGCTAAACAAGATGTACTTAGAGAAGGGTATATAAAGACACTTGTAAGAGAGGGGGTAAGTGTAGATAAAGCGAATGTTTATGCAGATGCACAAGTCGCAACAAATGGAGAAGATGCTTTTAAAGCACCATTGTCAAAGGATGTGCTACTTGCTGCCCGCGAAAACTTCAATCTAAAAAATTATACTTTTAGTAAAGACCAGTTGGCGGCAATTGCTCGTGCGCAAGGCATTGCAAAGACAAATAATTTTGCTCAAATCGAAAGTTTATATGGTTTGCCTGCCGGAACACTTGCTGCCTTGATTCTTCAAGAGTCTGGGGCGAATGCTGGAGCAAAAAGTCATACTGGGGCAACAGGTCTTTTCCAAACAACGAGTGTATTTAGAAAACAGTATGGTCTTAATGCCAAAAGTTCGATTGAAGAAGTTGCAACAGCAGCGGCAAAAGACTTGCAAAAACACTACCAAGATTTTGGTGATCGTGCAAAAGCCTTAATGGCCTACAATGCAGGTGCAGGTGGCTTAAGAACCTATTTGAAAGGTGGTCTATCAGATAGCAAGCGCAAAGAGGTTGCTGGTTACGTACCCGGTTTCCAAAAATGGTTCGCCGGAGTATCTGGAAAATCTACTGTAGACAATTCAATTTTAATGCCTACACAGGCAGATCAACTTGAATTAATCAACAAAGCTGCCGAGTCTCAACAGGCTATTGATGAGGCAAGAAAAGAAGTTAACGCACGGTATTACACTGAAGCTCAACGACTTGCAAAGGAGCATCAAGATAATATTGATAAGATCACACTTGCGTACGCTGGTACACCGCAGTTAAAAGAAAAGCTTGCTCAAGAGAATGCATTATATGCCGCTCAAATTGCAAAACTTGAGTCTGATAAAAAGGAAGAGTACAACCAGTACTTTGCTTTTGAAACTGATCGAATCAAGCAGATTGAACAAAACTTTGATCGACAAAAAGAGTTAATCGACTCTAATGCCGAGTATGAGTACGGGAAATCGAAAAAAGCTTTAGAGATTAAAGCTGCTCTTGAGCGTCAAAAACAAGTTGAAATTGCTGCCGTAAAACGCGAAGAAGATGCACAAATTCAGTCGGCGTTTGAGGGTTATCTAAATCAGACTGAAATTGTTGTGAAGCGTTACCAACGTGAACGTGAAGAAATACTTCAAACTTATAGTTTAAGTAAACGTGTTCGCGAAGAGATGGCAAAATCTAAGGATTATGCAATTTTTGAAACTTTAAACCAAGCTTCTGACAGCGTCTTTCAAGTTGGTCAGAACTCTGCTCAATCTCTATTTAATAGACTTAATCCTGAAGAGTTTTCAAAGTTTAATTTGCAAAATCAATATTCTTCAGATTTCGGAGGACTCCAAACATCCTACAACGATGAAGTTGCTGGAATAAGTGCAATATCAGATGAGAATCTTCGCAATTCTATGCTTTTAGATGCACATGAGCAGTATTTGCAATCGAAAGCCGCACTTGATGCAGATTACGCACAAAAAGAGCGTGATTTGGATCAACAGAATTTTGAAACCAAGATGCAAGTTTATTCGCAAATTGCTGGAATGACTGGGCAGGTCTTTTCAGACATGACCGCACTATTAGAGCAAAGTGTTGGGAAGTCAAATGCACTTTACAAAACTATGTTCTTTGCCTCTAAGGCTGCTTCAATAGCTCAAGCAATTGTTAACACGGAAGAGGGGGCTACAAAAGCACTGGCACAAGGTGGCGCTTATGGAAGTGTTTTGGCTGGAGTTGTTAGGGCAACAGGTTACGCTTCAGTTGGCATCATGGCAGCTCAAACAATCCAAGGTATGGCCCACAACGGTATAGATAATATCCCGCGTGAAGGTACATGGCTTTTAGATGGTGGTGAACGTGTATTAAACCCTCAACAGAACAAAGATTTGACGAATTATTTAAATAATCGTCAAAACGGGTCTAGTGAGGGCAATGTGCAAATCAGCCAACAGATTACGTTTGCTGATGGATCCGCAAACGTCAATACACAAGGGCAAAAGCAAATTGCTGAATCTCTGAATAATGCAATGAACGATTGGGCTAGACGCGAAAGCCGCCAAGGCGGTGTCTTGTTTAATCTTGTGAGACGTTAATTACCCAAGTTTAACCACTTAAAACCAAATAAACCCACTCAGGAGAGTGGGTTTTTTAATGGGAGTACAAAAGTGAAAAAGTACATTATGACTTTTCTGCTTGCTTTATTGATTGCTGTAGTTTTCTACATAAGTGCAAATTTAATTGATTTTAATCTAATTGAATATGCAACGGGTTTCGTCTTTGGATTGTCATTCACCCTCATTTTTAAAAAACAATCTAAGAGTTCTAAAGCTGCAGAGCTACTAAACAAACATGTAAAAGAATGGGCAGTTCGTGAAAGTAGGCGGGCAGGTTTATTGGCTCCAGATCAAGATACGAAGGATCTAGAAAGTTGCAAAAAACGTTTTAAGGATAGTCCGGTTAGTATGAAAGTTGAGTGGTCAAAAAAAGATGAGTAATCGTAAATTCACTTGGTGCCAAGACTTAGAAGGTAACTCAGGTTCGCAGAGCTTTAATACTTTGTCATCTAAGTTTGGTGATGGGTATGAGCAAAATGTCTCAATAGGAATCAATAACCGATCTGGCACATGGCAATATTCGCGAACAGCAAAAAAAGCTGAAATCATGCAAATCAAAGCATTCTTTGATGATCACAAAGGAGCTGACTCGTTTCTTTGGGATTCACCACTAGACGGTGAAGTCCGAGTTAAAACAGGCGAATATCAACCCCGTTGTTTAGGTGGTGATATTTGGCAAATCTCTACGACATTCACCCAAGTCTTTTATCCTTAACTTTTAATCTCTTCAAAGCCCCTTTTTAGGGGCTTTTTTATGCGAGTAAGAAAATGACCATTCAAACAGTAAATTTAGGCACTGCCCCAACGGGTGCGGGTGGCGACACATTCCGCTCTACTGGCGCAAAAATGAATGAAAACTTTACGAATAACACCCATGCAGCTAGTCGTTATGTAGGTACCGCTGCCGGGAATGTAATGGAAGTAGGTGCTTTTGGAGTTGGAAAGTCAATTCGACTGGGTAGTCAAAAATTATCAACATTGAGAGGAAATGGTAATGCCTTTTATTGGCAAAATAATGGTAATAATATTTCAAGTGCTGGAGACTATCCAGACAACAATTCTCAGGCAATTATTAATTTAGATATTAACGATTCAACTGATGCTTGTGCACAATTAAGCATAACACATAACTCCGATATGTATGTCAGGTCTGTAAACTGGAATGTAAATACGTTTCAGCCGTGGCGTAAAATTTTGTCGTCAAAAAATACAACAGTGGATGCAAATGGTTTCATCAAGTCAGCATCTCCGATTGTTAAGCTATTTGCCGATAAAATTGAGCCTAATGACGAAGCCTCTGAACAGCCTCTCTCTTTTGAAAAGCTCGATGTAGGGCACTACTTGCTAAAAGGAACGTCAGGTTTTGCGAAGGAAGGTTGGTGGATTGAAATTCCGACCGACACTCACGGCAATAAAATTTGTGCAGTTGAATATCAAACACTTGATAACGGTGATCTTGAAATTAAAACGTTCAAGAAAAAGCTAAATGATGAAGGCGATATTGTTGCGAATCTCGATGCACCAATCGATATTCCGAACAATGCAAATGGTGAGCCGCGATGGATCGACATTCGTTTAAACAGTATTAAAAAGACAATCGTCAGAAAAATTCCACGTACTGAAAAACAACCACGTATGGTCCAGCAAGTAAAATATGCACCGCAATTGACCTATATCACTAAATACGAAGATTTATTTGATGATGAAGGAAAAGCTGTCATCGTGGATGGCAAGAATTATAAAAAGCCAGTAACTCACATTCAAACTGATCAAAACGGTACGCCTATTTTGTCGAATCAACCAGTCATTAATGAAAATGGTGAGCCAGTTTTTGAATGGGTTCAAGCTATTGATGGTGAAGGAAATCCTATTTTTGATGATGTGCCAGTCTTAGACAAAGATGGAAATCCAATCTATGACGAGGTAATTCATGAGTCTGAATAGTGATTTTCAGAAGCTATATGTCGATGGATTAATTCATTTGTATGAACTAGATGCCAGCTCACTTGGAGCTGGCATTTTACGTTTCCACGGGCATATAGCTTTTCAAGATTGGGAAAAAATTTACTCATCCATCGGATCTGAAGGATTGATCGGTGCAGATACCGGCAGCATTGGAAAGATATTCGATGTTGGTGACCAGAAGGTATGGAACCGAAATATTATCTGGCAGGGTCAAGTTTTTGAGCCAATGGCTTTGGAGGTTTCGGGACTAGAACTTAGTTCAACTGGTAAAGCTTCAGCGCCAACTTTAACAATGGCAAATAACATTAACGGTATTCAGCATGCTGTTTCTGCTTATTGTCTGCAATTTAAAGACTTTGCTGGGGCGAAGCTGAAAGTTATTACTACGCTTGCGAAGTATTTGGATGCTGAAAACTTCACTGCTGGCAATCTCTCTGCATCAAACGAGTCTAAAGAACAAACTTGGTTTATTGAGCAGAAGACATCAGAAAATGCTCAGCAAGTAACTTTTGAGCTTTCAAACCCGATTGATTTCGAAGGGTTGAAAATACCTGTTCGTCAAATTACTTCTTATTGTAGTTGGGAGTATCGCGGGGAAGAGTGTGGTTACACCGGGGCAGCAATGTTTACTGAGAAGGATGAGCCAACCGACAACCCTGCTTTAGATCGTTGCTCGTACAGATTGTCTGGTTGTGAATGTCGATTTAGTAAAAACAAGCCTTTACCTTTTGGCGGATTCCCAGCTTCAAGCATGTTGTGAGGTCTTATGAAACTGACAGCAAAAATTAAAAAAGCAATCATGGCCCATGCGGATGAATGCTATCCACACGAGTGCTGTGGGGTGATTATTGATAAGCAATATATTCCTTGTCGCAATATTTCTAAAAACTCTGATCAATTCGAAATCCATCCAGAAGATTTAGCTATAGCAGAAGACCAGGGCGAGATATTAGCGTATGTGCATTCACACCCTGACGGAACTACAAGAGCCTCAGAACTAGACTTAATTCAAATTGAATTACATCAAAAGCCGTGGGTAATTTGTTCGTATCCGGATCTTGATTTTCAAGTCTACGAGCCTTGCGGTTATCGCGCCCCCTTAGTGGGGCGTAATTATTTTCATGGCTGGCAAGATTGCTATGCGCTTGTACGTGATTTTTATAGTCGTGAATTAGGTATAGAGCTTATGGATTTTAAGCGGGATGATGCATGGTGGGAAGATAAAGACCATCCATCACTTTACCTTGAAAATTACGAAAAAGCAGGTTTCTTTGAAGTTGGTAAACCAGAATATGGCGATATGTTGGTTTGTCGGGTTGGACGTACAGAACATCCAAATCATGCAGTTATATGGTTGGGTAATAATGGGCAGCTTAAATCGGAACAAACTGAGCATTGCATCGGTTCAAGTTTAATCCTTCATCATCCGTATAACCGTAAATCTGTGCGGGAAATATATGGTCAGCAATGGCATGAGCGCACGATAAAAATCTTGAGGCATAGAGATGTTAAAAACAATTAAGTTGTACGGCATTCTAGGGCAAAAGTTTGGTCGTGAATTTAAGCTCGATGTCGCAAATACGCGTGAAGCCATGCGTGCATTATCTGTTCAGATCGCTGGCTTTGAACACTTTATGTTGCATGCACATGAGCAGGGCCTACGCTTTGCCGTGTTTCTAAAAGGAAAGAACTCGAGTAATAAGCGAGGCAAGAAACGTCCAGCAATTTACGATCATGAAACAAAGCGCTTAATCACTGGTGACAATATTGGTGAAGAGCAGCTAGACATGAATACTTATACAGACACTATTCATATCGTCCCGCGTGTAATGGGAGCTGGTGGTAATAGTGGAGTCTTACAATTAGTTCTTGGAGTAGTTCTGATTGTTGCAGGTGTGATGACTGGCGGTACGTCTTCAGCTTACGGTGTTGCATTAATTGGCGCTGGTGCAGGCATGGCTATGGGAGGTGTTGCTTCTATGCTCATGCCGAAAGCCCAAACTACTCAAAATCAAAATCAAGACGGGAACCGGGCAAACTTTGGTTTTGGTAGTGCGGTTACAACAGCCGCTCAAGGTTATCCAGTACCGATTCTCTATGGTAGACGTGAAGTCGGCGGCTTCGTTTTAAGTGCTGGTCAATATCCAGAAGATCAGATGTAATTTTTAAGTTAGTTATAGGCGCTTTTTGGCGCCTTTTTTATTGCGTGGGATTTGATATGACAGCGATGGTAAAAGGCGCAAAAAAGGGAAACCAGCAACCAAGACAACCAGTAGTTGCACCAGACTCCGCACAATCTAAAACTTATATAAAAGAGTTGATTGGTCTAGCGGAGGGTGAGGTCGAAGGATTAGCAAACGGCTATCAATCAATTTTGCTTGAAGATACTCCGTTGCAAGATGAAAACGGCAACAAGAACTTTGAAAACGTTACTGTTAATTTTAGATCCGGAACAAACGATCAAGAATACATTGAAGGCTTCCCGGCAGTTGAAAATGAAATCCCGATTGACGTAGAGCTTAAATCATCTACACCATGGGTGCGCTCTTTTAACAACCTAGATCTTGATGCAGTACGTTTACGTTTACGTTGGGGTCCACTACGCAACCAAGACCCAACAACGGGTGATGTTACTGGCTATACCATTGAATACGCGGTGGACTTGCAAACTGATGGCGGAGCATGGTCAGAAGTATTAAGAGCAAAAATTTCAGATAAAACATCTGATAATTATGAGCGTCCACATCGTATTGACTTACCCAAAGCCGATTCAGGCTGGCTCGTTCGTGTTCGCCGAATTACTCCCAACTCAACATCCGAATATATCAGCGACAAAATGTATGTTAAGGCTGTCACTGAAGTTATAGACGCTAAATTACGCTATCCAAATACAGCATTAGTTTCACTGCAATACGATGCTGAAACATTCGGTGGATCAGTCGCAAAATTAGCGGTTGATTTGAAGGGTGTAAAAATCAAAGTCCCAACGAACTACAACCCTGAAACCCGCGAATATGTTGGCATGTGGGATGGTACTTTTAAACGCGCATATTCAAACAACCCAGCTTGGATTTACTATGATCTTTGCACATCTAAGCGGTATGGAATTGGTGAGCGAATTACAGATGGAATGCTTGATAAATGGTCTTTATACCGTTTAGCCCAATACTGTGATGAGTTGGTACCAGACGGGTTGGGCGGTCAAGAACCACGTTTCACATGTAACATTTATCTTCAGAGCGCTGAAGATGCTTATAGCATTCTTACAAAATTAGCTGGTGTTTTTCGAGCTATTACTTATTGGGATGGGGATAGCATTGTTTGTGATGCTGATATTCCACAAGATACCTATTTTACATATACCCGTGCAAATATTATCGGGGAGCCGGATCATAATGGTACACGTGCCCGTGATAGACATAATGCAGTAAAAGTAGCTTGGGATAACCCAGCCAATCACTATAAGACTGAATATGAATTTGTGCGTGATGAGAAAGCCATTTCTGAAATGAAACAGGTGCGCTTACTTGAACTTGATGCGTGGGGGTGCACATCGCGTGGGCAAGCACAACGAGCAGGCTTGTGGGCTTTAAAGTCTGAACAACTTGAAACACGTACTGTGACTTTTAAAGTTGGATTAGACGGCCATATTCCTTTGCCGGGTAAAGTGATTGAATTTGCAGATCCTATTTTTGCTGGAAGAGCAAACGGTGGTCGCATTTCTGCAATTTCAGCAGATCGAAAAAGCATTACTCTTGACCGTGATGATGTGGTCGCAGTAGCGGGTGATAGACTCATCATTAATGGAGAAAACGGGAAAGCTCAAACTCGTATTGTCCAAGCAATTACAGGCCGCGTCATAACTGTTTCTGTAGCTTTTGATGAAATTGCACCTCAAAACGTATGGGTTATTGATGCTCAAGATTTGGCAACGCTTAAATTTAGGGTTTTGTCAGTAGTTCAAAGTGATTCACATCAATTTACTATTACAGCGCTTGAGTACAATCCGAAAAAGTTTGATGCAATTGATCATGGCGCTCATTATATCGATGTGCCAATTTCAATTGTTAATCCCAATATTCAAGAACCAGTTTCAAATATTGTTATTACAAGCGAAGATCGGGTGGATCAAGGTATTAATGTTGCCACCATGGTTGTGTCTTGGACGCAAGCAAAAGGTGCGGTTAAGTATCTGGTTGAATGGCGTAAAGATGACGGTAGTTGGATTAAGCTTCCAGTAACCGGCAATAACTCAGTCGAAGTACCTGGTATTTATGCAGGTCAATATCAAGCACGAGTAACAGCGATTTCAGCATTTGAAATAGCTTCTTTACCAGTTTATTCAACTTTGACTGAACTCTCTGGAAAGCAAGGCTTGCCGCCGAAACCCGCTTTTATTCAAGCTACAGGAATTTTATTCGGTATAAAACTTAATTGGGGCTTTCCATCAACTGGTGCGCTTGATACGGCTTATACTGAAATTGAAGTTTCACCAGATGGAACCAGTAATATTGCCCAATTAGGCTTATTCGCTTATCCAACTACCACACATGCGATTCAAGGCTTGCAGTCAAATCTGACTCAATTTTATCGTGGCCGCTTGATCGACAGGATCGGGAATATAGGACCTTGGTCGGACTGGACTCATGCGACAACTTCTGCCGATGCTACAGACGTTCTTGAGCTCTTGAATGATCAAATCAGTGAATCTCAGCTCAATCAGGATCTTAAAACCAAGATTGATCATATTGAGACTATTGACGCTGAAATTGGTCCAATTAAGCAAGATATACAAAATACGAAAGATCGGATTGCACAAGAAGTCATTGATCGACAAAACGCTATTCAGCAAGCCAAAGATGGTTTATCACAGCAAATTATTGATGGTGATGAAGGTGTTCTTAAAGTTGTAAATACTGTTAAACAGTCAAGTGATGATGGTCTTGCTGCAGCTCAAGAAAGCATTCGTGTTGTTGCAAATGATCTTTCACTTGTAGCTGAAAAAACGGACGGTGTATATGCACAGTTAAATCCACCTTTGATTGGATCTGAGTCTGATTTGATCGGTAATGATCAGGGCTTCGCAGGAACTTGGTCTGTTCAATCGGCAATGATCGAAGGGGACTTAGCACTTAGTAAGCGTATTGATACAACGGCAGTTGAGTTAAATAACTTACAGGCTTATGCACAACGAGAAGTACAAGCACGAATTGAGGGTGATAGGGTAACTGTTCAAAAAATAGATAACTATATCGCAAGCAATGATAGTGCTCTTGCAACTGTACGCCAGTCGGCACAGGTAGCAGTTGAGCAGTCATCGGCAAATGCTGAAGCGATTGATTTAATTAATCTTGAGCTTGACGATAAAGCTTCAACGGGACAATTGACGCAAGTTAAGTCAGACATTAAGAATGTAGATGACAAAGTTGCCGCCCAAACAGTACGTATTGACGGTGTTTATGCTCAGTTAAATCCACCTTTAATTGGCTCTGAATCTGACTTAATCGGAAATGAAGGAGGTTATGCAGGCGTATGGTCAGAGCAATCTGCACGTATTGAAGGCGATTTGGCCCAAGCTAAACTTACTGAACAGCTTTCTGCTCAGATGAATGAGAACAATGCCGTATTCAAGCGCCAGCTCGAGGCAAATTCAAGTGCTATTTCTTCAACGATTAAAGTAACGGAAACGTTAAATACAAAAGTCGGTGAGAATAGTGCGTCTATTCAAAATGTCAGTGAAAGTGTTGATGGCATCTATGCTCAGCAGTTTACAAAGTTCGATGTAAATGGCCATGTTTCTGGTCATGGATCAATGAATGATGGTACGACTTCTACTTTCATTTTTAACTATGATTGCATCCAATTTGGCACACCTGTGGGTATTGACGGTATAGAGCCAAAGCCATTAATGACACTGCAAAATAAGCCAGTGACTTTGCCAAATGGCACTGTTATTCCGCGTGGTTTGTATGTCGATAATGGTAGTTTTGGATATATCAATGCCAATCGGATCTGGGCAGAAAACTTAAGTGTTATTAGTGCGGACTTGGGAACAATTAAAGTCAAAACTGCGAATATTGAAGATGGCGCAATTGATACTCTAAAGATCAAGGATGAGGCTGTAACTGTACCGATAGGAGTTAAAGCAATTGATATCAAAACTATCAATAGTTTTTCAGGAGGATCAACTGGTGGGTTGCCTAATAATGATTTTAATAACCACCTATCAGCGTGGGAAAATCATATAGGTACACTTTTACAAGTAACGTTAAATAGAAGTGGTGGAAAAGTTAGAATTGATGCTTCAGTAAATATTTGCACACCTACTTTTGGCGCTTTTAGTGTAAGTGACGGACGAGGTAATCCAATTGCAGCTAACGATAGGGCAATGGCTTCCTTTTATATTTCAATATATAAAAATGGGTCTTTAATTGGCAGAGGCTCTCTGGGCGCGAATATTGAGACTGGTAATATTAACGTTAATTTTAATGGTACAGCGGTTATCGTTTCAGCTATTGATGATAACAGTACTATTGGCAATGTTACCTACACACTTAAAGCAGGATTTGCTCGACAGGAGGGCGTTAATATCCCATTAAATGTGGAATCAAGAAGCAACTTTATGATTACTTCAAGAACATTAAGTGTAATTGAAATGAAGAAATAACAGCACCCAATTGGGTGCTTTTTTATTGCCTAAACGAAAGGGGGAAGGCATGACTGAAAATGAATCATACGGGTTGAGATTTGAAAAGAAAATCGACTCCATTCAGAGTGATATTCGCATGTTGTCAGATCATGTTACTCGACTGACTTTCATTAATGAAGCGCACAAAGAGACTAGCGAACAGAACAAAAAAGATATCGATACATTGGATATCAAAGTCGCCAATTTAGAAAACCGCACAGCAGCGCAAGATGGTGGAATTTCTGTATTGCGTGTACTGCTTGGCATCTTTGCAGGAATCGTATTTTCGCTGTGCGCTTGGGTTGGATCTTCAATTATTCAATTAAGCCAAGATCAATCTTTAATTAAAGAGAAAGTATCACGGTTAGAGGAAGCAGGACGATGAATAGTGAAAACACAAGAGCTTATCTAGCTTTCGCATTAGTGGGACTGATGTTTGTTTTAGTGATTGCTTTATTTTTTGTGGATATGCCGCGAGAAAACAGCAATCTGATTAATACGGCATTGGGTTTTATTGCTGGGGCTATGACAACAGCATGTGGGTTTTATTTTGGTAGCTCTGAGTTAGAGAAAAAGAAAGGTGAATCCAATGACAACTAAACCATTCTTCGATGCTGCCCGAGTAATTGCAGGCGGCAAGCTTACACAGGCGCAAGTAGACGATCTAAATAAAGTGGTCGAAAAACTTGCACCAGGTGGAAAAACTACAAGTGATGATGGTATAGATTTAATAACTAGTTTTGAAGGCACGCGATTCAATGCTTACGATGATGGTGTAGGGGTTTGGACCATTGGTACTGGCACAACAGTTTATCCTAATGGCGTGAAGGTTAAGAAGGGCGATGCTTGTACAGCAGAACAAGCTAAGACTTACTTTAAACACGACTTAGCTAAATTTGAAAAGACTGTAAATGAATCGGTCACTGTGCCTTTAACTCAAAATCAGTTTGATGCTTTGGTATCGCTGACTTATAACATCGGCTCAGGTGCTTTTAATAATTCAACCTTATTAAAAAAACTGAATAAAGGTGACTATCAAGGTGCTGCTGATCAGTTCCTTGCATGGAAAAAGGCAGGTGGTAAGGTTTTACCCGGTTTAGTTCGTCGTCGAGAAGCAGAGCGAGCACTCTTTTTAAAGAAGTAACTTATATGTGCAAACGTACCAAAGTTGCATCGATCATCACATTGCTGTGCCTCCTTTTCTCAGGTTGCACAGCTCACACTATTAATAGTAATGTGAATGTCTCGATTTGTGTAAGGGCTTTGTGATGTCGCAAGTCATGATCATGGTTTCGGAAGCGGGCAGGATGGAGAATACTTGCAATCTACCCGCTGATTTAGATAAGAACGGTAATGTTCTTAAAATCTATGACTACTCATTAAAAGAGTTGCCAATTAATTTGGATGGAACTGTCACTTACAACGGTAAAAGATGGACCTTTGATAAGAAGCAAAACTTTTAGTCTTTCCAGCTATCTACAATGTCAGCCCAATCTTGCAACATCTTGCGTCTGCTTTCCAAATACTTTGCATGGTTATAAGTAGCACGAGTTTTGTTCCCATCCGCATGTGCTAACTGTTTTTCAATCCACTTATCATCGTAATCTTTTTCATTTAAAAGCGTGGATGCTGTAGCACGAAAATCATGTGCAGTTACATCAGATAAGCCAATATAATCAAGCATTTTATTCATTGTGGTAGCTGAAAGCATTCCATCTTGATAAATGGCAGGAAATACATATTCTCTGTTGCCAACTAAACTACGTTGCTCTTGAAGAATGTTGAAGACCTGATCAGACATTGGGACGATATGTATGCGCTTCTTTTTCATCATCTCTTTGGGAAATGTGATAGTTCTAGCTTCGAAATCAACATAATCCCATTTCATTCGACGAATCTCGATAGTCCTAAGCATCGAGTAGAGCATTACAAGTCCAGCATTTCTTACAGTAGTAGAGCCGCCATAGTTACTTAATTTATTTCTAAGTTGTGCAGCCTCATGCTTTTCCATTGGTCTTGCATGTTCTATTTCAGGACGTTCAACAACATTTTTGACTGCATAGGTGGGGTCATACTCAGCTCTAAGTGTAGCGATTGCATAACGCATAACGCCACCAATAAAAGTACGATTTTGGATTGCCGATACTTCTCCGGTACCATGGTTTTTTTGACGCTTAACTCGTGCAATCGTTTTTTTCATAATTGTCAAAACGTCTGCTGAGGTAACTTCCTTTATGTCCTTATCGCCAATAACTTTTAAAATATCTTTATCTAGTGCGCGTTGAAAAGCTTCCTGGTATCTCTCTGAACGATTATTTAATTTTTCAGCTTTATATTCTGCTGCAACATGTTTGAAGAGCACTCTATTTTCATACTCATCATGTTTAGCCTTTTTTTGTTTTTCCTTATCTTCAACAGGATTCACACCACTTGCCACTAAAGATTTAGCTTCATCTCGTTTTGTACGTGCTTCGGCTAAGCCAATAATAGGGTACTCACCTAAACTCATCATTTGAGTTTTCTTAAGCCACTGGAAACGGTAGCGCCAATACTTCTTTCCATTAGGTTTGATTTCAATACACAACCCGTCCGAATCACCAATTCTATAAAGCTTTTCTTTTGGTTTTGCACTTCTGATTTTTGAGTCGCTTAACAT